TTCCCTTGTAGAAAGTGTATTCTGTGAGGTTTTTGTAGCTCTCTTTTTCGTATCTTTTTATCTCTGTATTTTTCATTTTAATTTGCCTCCTGTGGCGTTGTTTATTTGTTAATACCCCTAACCTTACGGAGTAATATCCAGATAGTCAAGAAAATAAATTCTAGCGTCATAAAAACAACCGATAATATAGGTAGAAAGACAGCGTTTAAACAAGGTCTATTGGCTCTGGTTGGGCTCTGGAAATAGGAACTATATATAATTTTTCATGCGTGTGAAAGGGTCGTAATATAGCATATATATCTAGCTTGTCAAGAAAAAAGTTTCTCCGTCGGTAGCTAGCTAGGTGGTATGCTTTGGAAAATAGCTGAAAGCATGAGCCTAGAAAAAAAAGACTTGACTTTTAGAAATAGCTGTAAGTTAACATATATAAGGAGTTACAACCAAATTTCAACCTAGTTTTACAAATCCTAACTTGAAAAAGACTGGGGGGGCGATTGAAAAAAAAGACTCACACAAATACTTGAGCAATTTTTTTAGATAGGGTTTGTTTCTGGAAGCCTTGATATTGTTAGAGTTACAGCTGCTGCTAACATACTAACTATACTAGCTAGTAGGTTTGCATAGTTATTCAACTAGAATTTAAATAGAAAAGTTAGCGATGTCAAGTATAATCTTTTTAAGGTTTTAAAAAATATTTTAGAAAAAATTTCTTGCTTTTTCAAAACTATTTAAATAAGTTCTATTATGTTTAATGGACCAAATGGAGCAGGAAAGGGTGATAAGCCAAGACCGATGGGTATTACTAGAAAAGAATACGAAGAACGTTGGGACAAAATATTCAAGAAAACCAAAAAGAAAGACCAAAATGAAAAAAGAAAAAAATAAAGTATTTACCGTATTGGTTTCTGTAACTACAAAGGAAATTAGAGACCAGTATGATTATTGGTGTAGTACACAAAAAAGCAATATGTTTACTAACCCATTAACAGGGCACAAGAAATTAGATGAGCGATTACTGGATTGTGTTTCAGATGACGAATTAGTTTTAGCTGCTGAAGCAGTTGACTGGAGTTATGGTGGAAAGTTTGATGAATTAAAAAGTGCTTACATTACATCACTACTAAATCTAATTATGGAGCAAAAACAAAACCCAATAGAAGAGGAATAGAACATGGCTATTAGAAAAAAACAAAAACCGACTATGAAAGACCTAGTGTATAACATTGTAAAGAATAAAGAACAAATCTTTACTTTATATGAAAAGGTAATGACCTTAGAAGGAACACTGCATGCTTATATGGAAATGAAAAAAGACACAGATAAGTTTAAAAAATACTTACAAAAGGAGATAAAGAATGCAGAAGCTAAAGAAAAAGACAAATAAGCCATTATCATTAGATATTAATGGTCATGATTATGAAATACGGTTTATTTCTGGTGCTAAAACAGATTTTGGAGCAGAAGATACAGAGATATTAGGTGCAGTATCCATGCGTAAATGTGAGATTTTACTAGAACATGACATGAAAGATAGTAAAATACTAGAAGTATTATGCCATGAAGTGATTCATGCGATTACTTTTGGTACAAGTCTAGAAATGACAGAGACTCAAGTACAAGTTATGGCAAATAATTTGTTTAGATTGGGCTTTGGTAACTACTTATGGGAAAAATCAGGAGGAAAGTATGATTCCTAACTACGATGCAATCGTCAAAAAGGCAAAATCCTTGTGTGATAACAAAAATGTTGATTATGCACAGGTACAAGAACCATTTTCAAACTTTGAAATGGTCGAATCACTAAAAATATGTGATACACAGACTGGCATTCTTGTTCGTATCTCCGATAAAATTGCTAGAATAGCTAATTTATTGAAGAGAAACGGAGAAAGAGCGATAAGTGAAGAAAAAGTAGAAGACACAATGTTGGATTTAATAAATTATAGCATAATATTATTGAGTTATACGTTGTATCAAGACCAATATGACTCAGAAAACGGAGAAGAAAATGATTAATCCAGGTAAAATATTAGAATACAATACAAATAAGTCTAAAGTCAACCTACACTGCTTGACAGATATACATGTTGGAAGCAAAGTCTTTGATAGATTGCTATTTTTAGATGCAATTAAAAAGATTAAGGAAGACCCAAATGCTCTTTGGTTTGGAAATGGGGATATGTTAGAGTTTATTCCACCTAATTACCACATTCCAGAAGGTGACCAGTTATTTGATAACAATGAGCAGTATGCACAATTTGTACAGATGATACGCCCTATCATTAATAAGTGTATTTTCTTACGTGGAGGAAATCATGATACCTTACGTTCTGTAAGAGCAGCAGGAATTGATATTATTCGTGTACTATGTGATGACCTTGAAGTTCCTTATTATCCATTTCCAGGGTATACAGTGATAAATCATAAACATAATCGCTTTACATTTGCAAGTGGTCATGGAAAAAGTGGAGCTAAGAATGGAGACATGGAGTTACAACGTCTCCGAAATATTTTCCCAGATGCTGATATGTATTATTTGGGTCACAACCACCAGTTGTACGCTAAACCAATCGATTCATTCGAAATCATGCAACAGAGTGAAGAAGTTAAAAGACAATGGTTTGTGCGTGGAGGTTCTTTTATAGGATATGCTGAATATGCACGCTATTCTATGTTTGAGCCACAAACAAAGGGATGGGTAGAAATAAGACTAAGTGATAAAGACCCAGAATATATCGTACATCGAAAGTAATGAATAAAAGAAAAGTAAAAGGTAAGGAGCACATTGTTTACGAAAATATCAACGAGCTCAGGCAGGCTATGCCATTTCAAGACGTGCAAGAGGATTGGAGAAAAGCCCCTGTTGGAACATGGACTGTCACAGACGATGGGCAGGTTTGTGAAGTGTTGGAACGTGGGACTATCAACAACCAAAGATATGTACGCACAGCGATTGGTATGTTTAACTGTGCTCCTTCTGTTAAGATGGAAGGAGAACTTAGAGAGAATGTATACACCTTCAGTGGAAAGAATAGCAATACGCTATTTAAGGAGCGTGTAGAACCTTCTAAACAAGAATTTTTATTTGCTAGGTATATTGCCAAAGGCGAAGGGATAATCGAGTCGTTTAAACGAGCTTATCCTAAAGCACAATCAGAACAGTATATCAAAGAGCAAAGTAGTATGTTATTAAAAACAGAAAGGATAAAAACCTTGATTGACAAAGAAATAGAAAAAATACTGAATGAAACAGAGATTACTCCTAAGTATTTGTTGTTGAAGACTAAAGAGATTGTAGACAATGAAGAAGCAAGAGATAGCGATAAGATTTCGTCGCTAAAGATGCTAATGGAAATATCTGGGTTACTAGGTAAGAAAGAACAAAAAACAGAATCAATAGCTTTGTTTAAAGGCTTTAGTCCTGAACAACTAGCTGCATTGGAAGGAAAAGATGTCAAAAGAATTGCATCGCAAGAACGTGAAGTACTTGGATTGCCAGATATGTCAGAGGAAAGTGAAGGTTAGGAAGTCTAACCCTAATTACAATGACTTCTTGTTAAACACTATTGTTGGTATTCCTATGGATAAATATATAACAGTTGACTGCAACTGTCTATGCACCTATGATGATGACATGGACTTAATTGCATTCAGTAAGGAGTTTATACAGAATAATGGAAAAGCTTAGTGTTTCTGATAAGGAGGTGCTGTTACATAAAGCATCGAAGGATTTAATACTGTTTGGTAAGCTTTTCTTACCAAATGATTTTTTACATAAATCAGCTTCCCCTCCTTTTCATTATGAATTAGGTAAAAAATTAATTAGCACAAAACCAGGAGCACGTATTTGTAATGTGCTTCCTAGAGGTTTTGGAAAATCAGTATTAATGAAAGCAGCAATTATGCATAGACTCTGTTTTACTCCAGAAGATAAAGCAATGTTTATGGCATGGGTAGCTGAGGAACAAGGTCAGTCTATTGACCATATCAAGTATATTCGTTCACATTTAGAGAATAACCATGCTATTCGTTATTACTTTGGAAACCTTTGTGGTTCAGATACTGGAAAGAGATGGACAGAAAAAGACTTAGTAACCAATAAAGGACATCGTATTATTGCGAAAGGTACTTCACAACGTCTTAGAGGTCGTGCTGAGGTAGATACACGTTATACTGGTATTATCTTAGATGACTTTGAATCAGAACTAAACACAAAGACAGCAATACGTAGAGATGAGATTAAACAATGGATTGTATCTACAGTTTATCCTGCGTTAGAAGAAAGTCCTGGTAAAGAGGGATGGATATGGTTATCTGGTACGATTGTACACTATGATGCATTCTTACAGAATATTGTAGATGGATGGAAAGATTCACAAAAACATCAAAAGAGCTATCCATGGGATGTAACTTTTATTCGAGCAATAGAAGATGGTAAACCTGCATGGGAAGAACAATTTCCATTATCAAAGCTAAATCAAAAACGACAAGAGTACATTGAAGCAGGAAAGATAGATAAGTTTGCTCAAGAGTATTTAAATGACGCAAGAGATTCATCTTCTGCTACATTCCAAATGGATAATATTCGCTACCATAACTACGAATTTTACACAGACGGTCAATTTGCCTATTTAAAGAACGAAAAAGAGATGATACCTATCTACACCTACATGGGAGTCGATTTGGCTCATACAGCATCAAATACGTCCGATTATCAGGTAATTATGGTTATGGGTATAGATGCCAACAAGAATCGTTATGTTATTGACTACTATCATGATAAAATACCAGCATTCGATATGCCAGAGCAAATATTAAAGATGGCTAAAAAATATTCACCTATTCGTAGATGTTCTGTTGAAACCGTTGGTGCACAGGAAATGGTGCGTGATATGCTAGAACGTATGGCTAGACAAGAAAAAAGATTACTGCCTGGAATTAACCAAGGAGTTAAACCACCTCATGGGATTAAAAAAGAAGATAGATTAGAAATGTCTTTAGGAAGTATAGTAAATACAAAGAAACTATTTATTCGTAAAGAACATTCTGCATTGATAGATGAAATATTTGAATTTCCAAAAGGAAAGCATGATGACTTGTTAGATGGATTGTATTATGCTGACTTTTTTGCAAAGCCACCACGTAGTACCGTCATTCAAAATAGTGAGTATGAAAGACCTGATGATTTTAAAACTCAAACACGTACAAAAATAAATTGGATGACTGGATTAAAAATATGAGAAATCGCCGTTTTCTTTGTAATAAATTACAAAGGGTTATGGTATCTGATTACACATTAGAACAGTACATAGACTACTTAAAAAGGGTAGAGGGCTACGAGAATAAAGTAGGGGATAGATTTTATCCATATCCTTCACCAGAAGGTGGTTTGAAAACAATAGGGTACGGATATAAAATCAAAACAATAGAAGAGCAGAATGAGCTCGAAGAAAAAGGAATGTCGGTAGCAG